AGTGTCAATAATTATATGGGATTCATTTTTAACAATCATGTTTAAACATATTGTTGTTTTTATTTGTGTTGGATCCATAATAATTTATTAAATAAATTATTATTTTTAAATCTTTATATATAATCTTTATATATAATCTTTATATTTTTTATTCATAGTCGTAACTATCTTCTGACAATTCTGATCCAATATCTTCTAATAATAGTCCGTCGTCATTTACATCATTATTATTGCCTTTAGTATTGCCTTTAGCATTGCCTTTAGTATTACCTTTATTATCATCCGAATCATCCAGATCATCCGGATCATCCGATTCATCAGATTCATCTGAATCCGAATCATCCGGATCAGATTCATCATCTACGACAAATCCATCCTTCATATATCCTCCATTTTTAGTTTTTTTTGACTTTGGTACTGAATCTAATTCATCTTCTTCTTCATCATCATCTCCATTTAAATCATTATTTGTAGTTAAATCTTCAAACCCTCCAAATAATTTCTCATAAAGCTTTGTCCATAGCTCAACAGACAAGTTTATTAATGTTTTCTTATTATTGTCATCGCGAATTTGACCTACTAGAACACAACATCCAAACAATAATTTTTTATCAACTGGTGGCGGAAAATCATATTTATTCTCCATATTTGCCTTACCATCATCCTTTCCATACATCATAATAGAATATTTTTGCCCGTTAAATTTGACAGGCCATTCAGTCTGCTTTGCAAATCCATCATTTTTCTTGAATCCACATTTTTTAAATAATTCATCTTCTTTATAATCTTTTACAGTCAGTGCCTTTAGTTCGCCGGTTTTATCTACTAATACAATTGTTAATGGTTGTGGCATTTTTATACTTATACAATTCTTATAAAAAATGGGTTTAAATAGTTTACAATAAATAATCTAATAATAAATGAAAATATATATAACTGATATTTTTCCATCTTCTTTAAAGAACAAACTAACAAATCTAAAAGAATATCTAGTTAATCAAAATGGACTAACAAAGTATGAATTGGCGTCTGAAGACTATGGTCTGCATTATATTGAAAATGATTCAATTTATCGCGTGGAGCCGAATTTTAAACCGGACATTCAGTTAATTAAAAACTTCTTGGACAATGAAATATTAGTTGATAACACTGATTATAAAATGATCCCAGTTGTATCACAATTGCCTGTCAATTATGTTCTAACAAAAATGACTGTGTACGAATATCAGGTTTCAAAAAAGTCTAAGCTAAAATTGGTTGTAGAATGTTTGAATGAACCAGTTGCTCAAAATGCATTTTTTACACAAAATAAACAAATGGATACAAATATGATACCTGTTAATTTTTATTTTGTTTACAATGAAGCAAAATTAGATATAACAGACCGATTTATTAAAGAGGATTTTAATGTGTTTTTATCTCACTTAAACTAATATTTTACTATATTATGCTTACTTGGATAATTCAAATTTCAATTATATCAATTATATTTATATTTTTAGTACATCATTTAATTGGGTTTTTTAAATCAACATTAACTGTTCCCAAAATCAAAGATTTAGTAAATTCACCATCGCAAAAATATCAGAATATATTTAATACTATAAATACAAATTCTAATACTAATTCTAATTCTAGTTTTAATGCTAATTCGTATACAGCAATTGATTTGCTCCCAACAAGTCCTGTTACCGGGTTGGATACATCAACTAAAGACATGATGAAGGATGAATTAAAAAGTTTTTTAAAGAAGCAATTGAATATAAACTCATCGTCTAATAATAATAATAATAATGATTTTTTAGCTAATGATTTTTCATCAAATAATAGTTTACAATCTGCATTTTAACTGTAAACAAAACAAACAAACAATGCAAACAAATCGTTTTTAGAAATGGTTTAAAGATATTATGCTATTATAAAGTAAACTAATATGACGTTTACTGACGACGAAATTGCATCTATATTATCGGATTTTCCAAAATTTGAACTTTCTTATGAAACAATGACGCATAAGAAAGTTTTTGATTACAATGTTATTTTAGCAATACCTGATGGACAAAAATGTTTCGCTTGGTTTACGTCATATAAAGACGATAATGTATGCTTTATACTAGATATAAATATAGATAATAAAAATATTACAAATGTTCATATTGGAATAACTGGATTCAATGATAAGCTTGCATTGGGTTCAATATTTTATGGCACTACATTTAATGTAAATGGAACAAAATGTTTCTGTATTGAAGATTTGTATTATTACAAAGGTGTAAATTATTCTGGAAAAACATTTGTTAACCGTCTAGAAACATTAAAGAATGTTTTAAAATGTGAAATATCACAGCATGCTTTAACACCGAATTACATTGTATTTGGTCTACCCATAATGGGAACAGAATTGCTTACATTTTTAAAGGATATTGAATTATTGCCTTATAAAATTTTACATTTGAAGTATAGGTGGTATGAGACTAAGAAAATTATGTGTGCTGAGTATTTTAAGCCGGCATTTATTAAACAGCATGTTTCGCCTATACAAAATGTTTTACCTATACAAAATGTTTTAAAAAAAGAGAATAAGGAATATGTAAAACAAATATCTACTGCTGTTTTCAATATTACACCAGATATTAGGAGTGACATTTATAATCTGTTTATTTCAAAAGACGGTAATCCAGAATTTTATGATTATGCGTTTATTCCTGATTATGAGACTAGTGTTCGTATGAATAAACTATTTAGAAATATAAAGGAAAATGACAATTTAGATGCATTAGAGGAAAGTGATGATGAAGAAGAATTTGAAAATGATAAAGCTGATAAATATGTTTATTTAGATAGGACTTATAAAATGTCTTGTCAATTTAATTATAAATTCAAAAAATGGATGCCAGTATCTGTTGCTAATGTAAAAGATCAACTAGTGTTATATAGTCAGCTTCCTTTAAGAAGCTAATAAACAAAGAACCTAAGAAACCAAGAACCCAAGAACCCAAGAACCCAAGAACCTAAAAAAAGAAAGAAATATAATCTAAATATAATATAAAATGTCATCACCTTATTTAACAAATCCTACAAATTCAAATGTGTATCCATTTACTGATATTACAAATCCTGCTTCAGTAAACTGTAGAGCATTACCTGAGCCTATTAACAATATTGCAGCAGCCAAAGGTCTTATTGGTGGTTCTAAATCAAAAAAACATAGAATAAATAATATTTCTAATATGTATAAGATGAAAGGTAGTAGAAAATCTGTTAGCAGACGTATTAGACGAATTAAGAGTAGATTGCGTTCTAAGTATGGAATCAAGAGCAGAAAGAATCATAGTAGACATGCTCACAGTAGAAAGACTTGTAACAAAAAGAATTGCAGCAGACGTCATATGAAGGGTGGTTATTCTCAATATATGAATAATGTGCCAAATACCCCTAATTTCTCAACTGGTGGACCATTGTCTCCTTCACTAAGTGCTTTAGCTAATCCTGTTCCATTCAAATTGTTGCCGAATAATAGTATTGATAATCTAAATCATAATGCATTGAATTCGTTTGGAAATAGTGGCAGTGGTATGGGGTTTCCTAGTAGAGGTTCTTTTTAATTATTAATTAAAAAAGAAATAATTATATTTACATTATTTCTTTTTTTTACAGTTTACTTTATAGTTTACATTATAGTTTACATTATAGTTTACATTATTTCAAGGAATACTTATCAATTGTTACAGCCTTTGTAACATTTTTCACTATTTTCTCAATATTATCTTTTTGTTCTTCTGCTGTACCACCTGACATTGCATTCATCACAATTTTGTTGTACTTGTCATATTTTTTGGTTCTTGGGTCCTTGCACTCTGGATTTTCTTTTACCCATTCATTGATTTGTTTAATGTTCTTAAAGGCGACTTTCTTTATAGCATTTATTATTAAAGGTTTATCATCTGTTTCTTTTACCCATTCATCATTGTCTTTAATGTATAATGTCTCTCGTTTTGAATCGCTGCAATGTATAGGTCTTAAATGAATATCAAGTGCATTTATTCCCTGTACAAATATCTTGGAAACACCATCAGCGTAACCTAGATGCGCAAAATTCTCTAGGTCGGACAATTGCATTTTTATTGTATCTACAAATTCGCTCATATTCATTGCATCTTTACATTTCTCATTGAGAAACACATTTAGATTGAATGATTTATTGTTACAATTGTTATTATTGATTGTATTATTATTTACATTACCAATTGTTTCTTTCTTAACAATTTCCAAAATTAGGTTTTTAAATTCCTTGTTATCATTAATTAAATATTGTATTAATTCGTTATTGCTATTGGTATTACTATTGTTATTACAATTATTATCATTATTTTGTTTAATAACTTCTAACACTATATTTTTAAGGGTGTTATCTTTGTCATCCTTACAAGTTTTTTTATGTCTCAACAAACTTGAGTAATTTGTATATTCCTTCCCGCAATTACAATTGGGGGAGTCGGCGTTTTTCGGCGTTTTTTGTATCTCTTTTATGTTATTTTGATGCTTTGTAGTGGATAAATGTCTATCATATTCACTTTGTTTACAGCATTTAAAGTCACAAATTTCACAAACAAAATCATTGGCGTTTTTTTTAAAAATGATGTTATTTGGTTCACATTTCTTAATATGTTTTTGTGTATTATTATGTATGTCTAATAATTGAATATTTTGTAAATATACATTACATGATTGGCAGTAAATAGGTTGTTTTTCTTTTTTGTCTAATATTGGGTTTGATTTTATTTTTGGTTTTGGAAATGGTTCAATACTATTTAAATTTGCATTTAATAAAACAAAATATTCTTGTTCTTTTTTTCTAGCTTCATAATGGTCAGCACAATTTAAGAATTTTATTATTTCCATTGCCCAATTAGACCATCCGCCATTGCAACGTATTGTTTCATATAACTTACATTTATAATTAGATGAATTTTTATTTATACACTCCTGTTTATGACAATGTTTTCTCTGAACAAAGTTTGTTGTATGACCTACATATGCATCTGTTATATTAGGGTCATTACATGTGATTTTATAAATAATTGTATTTGAATAATCAATCTCAACTTTTGGCATCTTATATTTTATATAAATATTAAAAAAATCTTAAAACATCGCTTAAACTATTAAAAACGCCTAAACATCTGTCCATTTTTGTGCAAATTTTAGCATCACAAAAATTTTCAAGTTAAAAACACATTTGTGATGCATATGCTCAGACCCCCGAAAAAAATGTGTTTTTTCAAGACTTTATTTAGGTTCTCAGAAATGGACATTTATAGTTTTTAAGAAATGTCCAAATTTCATTTTCCTTTTTACTCTTGGCTATCACTTTTCTTCACTTTTCAAAAAAGTAAAGAAGATACATTATTTCTTTTTTTACAGTTTACTTTACAGTTTACTTTACAGTTTACTTTGCAGTTTATTTCAGAGAATACTTGTCAATTGTTACTGCCTTTGTAACATTTTTCACGATTTTCTCTATATTATCTTTTTGTTCTTCTGCTGTACCACCTGACATTGCATTCATCACGATTTTGTTATACTTGTCATACTTTTTGGTTCTTGGGTCCTTGCACTCTGGATTTTCTTTTACCCATTCATTGATTTGTTTAATATTCTTAAATGCGACCTTCTTTATAGCATTTATGATTAAAGGTTTATCATCTGTTTCTTTTACCCATTCATCATTGTCTTTAATATATAATGTCTCTCGCTTTGAATCGCTGCAGTGTATAGGTCTTAAATGAATATCAAGTGCATTTATTCCCTGTACAAATATTTTGGAAACACCATCAGCGTATCCTAGATGTGCAAAATTCTCTAGGTCGGACAATTGCATCTTAATTGTATCAATAAATTCGCTCATATTCATTGCATCTTTACATTTCTCATTGAGAAACACATTTAGATTGAAGGATTTATTGTTACAGTTATTGCTAATGTTGTTGTTGATTGTATTATTATTATTATTATTTATATTACCAATTGTTTCTTTCTTAAGTAGCTCTATAATTAGATTTTTAAATTCAGCATTTTCCTTTATAATATATTCCAATAAACCATTCTGATTTAAAGGGATAGATTCTTCTTCATTATCTCCTTCATTCAATGTCTCTTCTTTATCTTCTTCAACTAAAACATCCTTAGATATACATGTCTTTTTATGTCTCCATAATGTTGTTCTGCTATTAAATATAATACCACAAAAACAAACTGGCAGATGCTCTTGGGATTTTTGGGGATTTTTGGGGATTTTTAACGTTTCATCGGTTGCAATTTTATGTTTAGATGTGACTAAATGTTTGTTATAATCTTTTTTATTACAAGTATTGTATTGACATTTATTACACAAAAATTTGGGGATTTCTTGGGACAAATTATGTTTCATTTGTTTCATATATTTGGAACAGATAAAAATGTTACACAAAAATCGTAAAAATTAGCATCACAATATTTTTCAAGTTAAAAATACATTTGTGATGCATATGCTCAGAACCCCGAAAAAAACAGTGTTTTTCAAGACTTTATTCAGGTTCTGAATTCTGGACATTTTCTAGTTTCTAAGAAATGTCCAAATTTCGTTTCCCTTTTTACTCTTGGCTATCACTTTTCTTCAATTTTCAAAAAAGATAGAAAATATATAATAATAAATCTATTTCTTGATTTTTAGCAAGCAAACGTGTTTCGCTTTAGACTCAGATTCGTCTTCCAATTCAGAATCAGAACTTGACACAGAATCCAAATCTGTATTTGTATTTGTATTTGTAACTGGTTTGTTTAATGATGGTATAAAAGTTGTCTTCCATTTGCTAATATCTGTCGTATATGTGCTACTAGTTGTCTGTATAATTTTGTAATTCTGTGCCTTGAAAAATCGTTTACGTTTTGCCCATTGATTTTGAAAGTTAGAATGTGAATCAATAATATCAACAACTATCGGCGGATTTTCGTGTTTTTGTCGCAAAATTCGGCCAACAGATTGCTCTATTTTGGTCATAGGTGTAGCCATTAACAGAGTAGTTAGCGTCTTAATATCAAGTCCTTCTGCAGCCATACTATAAGTCGCTAAAACGACCTGTTTTTGCTCTGTTTGTTTTAGAGCCGACTCCTTCATGCCGCCTACATAGAATCCGACAGTGGCAATTTGCTTGAAATTTATTGCTTCATAGAAGTAGTTGAGAATATTTCGGTAAGATGCAATAATCATAATTTGCTGTTTAGGATTCTCTTTTATCATATCATCAAGGACTTTTAAGATAAACTCTGACCGGCGATTATAATTGCATATTTTGCTGAGCATTTTAGATGAGGCCGGTTTGCCGCGAAAATCAAGTTCCAGTTCATTGAATTCGTCGTCATTTGTTTGATAAGTGATACCTCGCACAATCACTACTTCATCTTTGCTGCGCTCTTGCTTATAAACGACGTCACCTAGGAACATTTTGAAGACTCTAGTAGTGCCGTCGCTGCGCTCCATTGTGGCGCTTAACCCGAGCATATATTTGGTCACCAACTTGAAAAGGGCACACGAGAATACCTCAGACGAAATATGGTGCACTTCATCAATTACTGTTAGTCCAAAACTGTCAAACATGGAAGCTGGATAATCTTTCATTGACAGCGATTGAAGCATACCAAGAACAATATCTTTGCCTTCAATGTCTATTATTTGACCTTGTATTTTGCCAATTTTGGCAGTTGGTAAAAATTGCTGGATGCGTTCAATCCACTGGTTCATTAGAAACTCCTTATGGACGATTACAAGTGTCTTTTTTTTCAACGCAGCTAAAATATATAATGAAATGGATGTATTATGGGTTACCGAAAAATCACCTAATATAAATCGCCGATTGCCATCAATTTCAAACCCATAATATTCATCAATATCTAATTTTTCTATTGATAAACGATATACCAAAGCATCCTTGATTTGTCTTCGTGTAGTTGCTTTTTTTCTGGGACATAATACAGGTATTTCTTCCAATCCAGAACCATAAACACATATTATATTATATTCCCCTGTCTTAGGTCCATTTGGAGCATTTGTGCAAGTCTTTTTACATTTTTTTGTGTAACAGGCAAACCCTAAAGACCTACATAAAAACACTATATCATTAGCCAATTGTGTATTTTTCTGAACAATCTCGTAACAATTACCTTTATTATATCCATCTGAATCAATTAAACCTGCCAGTAATTGTAATTGTATATTTCTACTGTTGCATTTATAGTTAAATGGAATATGTTTGTTATTTAATAAATTATTTTTTCTTAAAAAATGCATAAAGCTATTTCCTCTCTGTTGTCCTTTAATTGCATTAATTCGGTAATTATAATGTGAGCCTTTGTATCGTAAATATAAATTAGTATGTTTTGTTTTGAACAAATCTACAAGATATTTGATTATATAACTTTCTTGGGTAGTTATTCCAGAGTGACTAGACGCTCCATCACCTAGCCAATATCCAAGTAAATATGGGTCAAATTCTACTTCTACTTCTGGAAATATAACAGGCACTTTGTAACCTAATAAAGGTCCACCTCTTCCATGGTATGATTTAGGTAGCTCTAGAAAATCCTTTACAGAAATGTCTATGATTTGTCCTTTTTTCATATTTGATTTAAAATTCGTAGAACATTTTAAAGATAAAATATGACTTTCATTTACTATATATTCATCACCCTTTTTACTACTAATTTTATACATTTGTTCTTTACCTCTAGCAAGTGATAACACATTTCTAGGTATTGAGTCATCACCCATTAATTTATCACCAATCTGTATGTCTTGAACCATTTTAAAAGTACCATCTGACATCATAATTGGCGTGTTAATACCGAGACACTTTCCGAATCCACATGGTAGTTCTAGTAGACCACCACCTCCTCCTTCTACTCCGTTGTCGCTTACGCTTGCGCTTAGAACCTTATCCAAATACGCTTTGACAACAGGCTCCTGTTCGCGTCTAAGTGTCCCCTGAAATTCTAATGATATGTCAACACCCTCAGATATTTTGGATTCCTTTGCTACACCAAAGTGTTGTTCTCCAAAATAGCGCGGCAAATATAGTTTCTTATCAGATTCACGATATGCAGGGAAAGATTTATCTATAGCAACAGGCGCACCAGGTGTGCAAGGTTTAATAAGCAGTTGTTCTTTAATATACTGTTGTTGTGAAACAGCCAAGTCACTTTTGAGAATTGTGTAGCCCTTTTGACCCAAATATGTGTTTAGATTTTTAGGCATTTCTACAACATTGTTTTTTTTATTATTATTATTGTTATTATTGTTATTGTAATTTGTATTTCTATTCTTAAAAAAACTCATTTAAATTTTGTTGCTAATAATATTTAGAGCAAAATGTTTATATTGTTTGTATTAACTGTTTTTCTATGGAAGAAAATATAATCTACAATTATGATATATAAATGGAATACTTAAATGAATTACTTGAGAAGAAGAATATGTCGCAACTATTATTGGTTATATTGTTCATTATATATTTGGTTATGGGGTTCAGAACACCTGACAGTGTAGCCACATTAATTGATAGTGGCGCTGGCAAAATTGTTGTTGCCCTTGTTGCCTTACTATTGTTTGCATATTCAAACCCTATTTTAGGTGTATTGGGTATCTTTGTTGCATTCCATTTGATAAAAAGTGCATCAATTAAAACTGGTATGGCTGCTTTAGAGGAGTTTTATCCTACAGAGCAAAAGAAGTGGTCTCCATTTACCAAAGAGCACCAATTCCCATATACATTGGAGCAAGAAGTTGTAAAGAAAATGGCGCCGCAAAAGTTCAATACTAATTATGTAAAGGCATCATATAAGCCTATGTTAGAAGATACATATGATGCTGCTCATGTCAATTTAGGAAATAATTAAACATATTTTAAAAAGTGTAAAAAGTGTAAAAAGTTAAAAAAAGAAATAATATAAAATTTATAAGTTATATATTATTTGTTACATGGTACATGTTATTTGTTACATGTTATTTATTAACAAATGATGATATTTTAGATACCGAATTAGACGCCATATTTGTTCCTGATGATGATTTTTTACCAAATGAACTGAATAATGCAGATAAAACACATAGTAATAGAAAAAAACCGATAGAACCGGCGATTACTTGAAACCAAATATTGTTAAATATGTCTTTTACATCAATCGGAGAAGGGTCATAACTAGTATTTATAACAACATCTTTAGTATCTTCGGATTGACTTACAGGCTGACAATCAATATAAATATCTTCGTTTGCATTTGCATTTGTAGTATTAGAACCGCGCTCATTAACAAATAATGGTGTATTGTTATCAGGTTCTTTAGCAACGATTCCACTATTTTTGATTATTTCTCTAAGTTTATTTAAAACTGCTGAGTTAATAGAAATATCTGACGATAATGGCGCAAAAACAACAAAATCAACAACTGATGAACATGTATTAAATGGTTCTTGACCTGAATAAGAAAAAAATGGTTTATTCTTTGGAACAATATCATTCAAAGTAAAAGTGTTAATATCATTTAGCGTGGCAGATTCGTTAAGATTTGGTGCCTTTGTAACAGTACCCATTATAATATTGTTTACAACAATAGAGCCTTTAGAAGAAGATGCTTCAATCTTTACAGGCACACTAACAATCAAATTATTTCCACCACTAACAGGTGTATGAATAATTATAATTTCGGCAGCAGCTGGAGAATTATTATATGTGTGTATTGAAGGCGAGTATATTCTAATTTCAGTTACATTGTATTTATGTGAATTATATGTAACTGGTTGGTCGGTTGTAGAATCATATGCAACTGATATATATGTTCCTTTGTTAGTTGTAACACAACTACTAGATTGATATTTAAAACTATAGTCACATTTAGAATCACATTTGCCAGATTGTTTTGAAGCAGAAATATTTAATGGAGTTGTTGTATTGGCACAATTATTTATTATAGAAGTCATTTATATATTTATATAAGTATATAAATAAAATATAAAAATATAACTATAAATATTATTAATAGTTATGAAATTAACTAAAGCTCGGTTGACCAAGGTTTTTTTAAAGGACAATCAAACTAGGAAAAAATACAAGAATAAAAAGGTCCTAACACATACAAATACTTATAGAAATAAGAAGCCGTTTAATCTGAAAAACACAACGCTGAAACATTTGTAATTTTAATAAAACAAAACAAAATAGTTTATAGGAATGGCAAATATTTAATAGTACTATTTTCATAAACAGTAGCTTTGAATGCATCATTATGTCCTTCTACATAAACAGTGTCGCCATTATATAGTTCATCAACTCCATAATCATTTAAGGCTGATTTACCCTTTACAGAAATAGGTAATTTGACATTGTTATGCTGGTTAGATATGGTATAATATTGCCATTTTTGTCTGCTGGTAAACAATGGGCGTCCCATTAGAGGTAAAATATTGTTATTTGTGGGTCCATTGAGTGGTGTTAGAATACCTATTTGGCGATAACTGGTATCAACCGCACCAATATTGGTGGATACATTAATGGGGACTGTTTTAACTGCCGGTACTAGATATCGTTCATCTTTATAAGGCGCATCATATGGATTTGTTAAAACATCATTTGGTAATGTACTGGTAAATAAATTGTTGCGTAAATTATTATATAAATTATTATAAGGATAATTTGGTTCGGCTACTAGTATTTCAGTGGTACGATTACTAGAATGATTACTATTATTACTATTCGAATGATTTTTACTATAGCTAATATAAATAAAATAACCTACTATAATTATAATAATAGTAAAAAAAACTGAGGTTAAGTTTTCTATACATAATACACCAGGTGGACACTTTCTCATTTATATAATATTATATTAATATAATATTAAATATAATATTGTTATTTTTCTTTTTTACATTTTGTTTTATTTTTATGTTTTACATCTTTTTTTCTGTTTATTCTTTGGGTAATCCAAATGACTTTGTCATATCAATCATGCTACCAATTTTGCCCATATCAAGTCCTTTCAACATGTCTTGAGCATTTGTGACAAGCGGCATCATACTATTCATGGCCTTGAATAAACTTTGTTGCTGAGACATCAACTTTTCAGTATCAGCAGACAAATTTTTCATCCCTCCTGACCCCAAGATTTTATCTAAATTGTCATACGCATCTTCTAAAGTAGTAGCATAATCAATACGAGATGGCTTTGCAGGCCCGCCAATAGCACCGCGCTTTTTGCCACTGGAACCAACGCCAGCAGAAGCGAAGCCTTCATCAACAACCGGTTCTACTTTTGCATCCGTAGCTTTTGCATCCGTAGCTTTTGCATCCATAGCTTTTGCATCTTTTGGTTTAAGAGGATCTACAGCCTTTGCATCCATAGCTTTTGCATCCATAGCTTTTGCATCCATAGCTTTTGCATCAGTAGCAGCCTTTGCATCTGTTTCTACCTTTTCATCTTTGGGTTTAAGAGGATCTACAGGATCAGTCGTATCAAAGCCTTCGCGCATAGATTTATTAGCCATTAATAGATTTGTTGATATAATAGCAACAATTAAAACAATAACCATATTTTTACTAAAGTTAGTCATCAAAACGCAAATTAAAACGAAAAATATCACAGCATTAATTTTATTTGTGACAAGATATCCCACTACATTTGAAACGGCTAAAAACAAAATAAAATATAGAAAATACTTGTTAGTTAATAATTTGGATGCTTCGCTTGCAAAACTCATTTTGTATATATATTATACTGTAAAAAAAAATTGATATAAAATATATATTTTATATTAATAGAATTATAATAGAATAGAATGTCACCTTTTAATAGTAATAATAATAGTAATAATAATAGTAATAATAATAGTAAATTTAATTTAGTCCTATGTGAACTATTTAACAGCAATATTCATGGTTCATCTAGTAACACCATTGAAGAAATAGACGGCCATTATTTACTTATTAGCAAATTTGATGGTAAAACGAATAGGCTTTTAGAATCAGCAACAGAATCAGATTTAGATTTAGAATCTGATTCTGATAATGATTCAGATGAATCTATGCTATCAACAATTAACGACTTTGTTGAATTTTATAATGAATATTATAACGACGGTGAACTTGAACCACATAATATTTTACGAAATTATCAAAATATTATTGCTAGATTAGATTATATCAAGCCAGAAATAGCCGAATGTATTGAACTAGAATCACAATATAGCGTTGCTATAATAAAGACAATATGGATTAAACTTATTCAGCGTAAATGGAAGAAAATTTACGCAGAACGAAAAAATGTAATTAGACAACGGGCACAAATTTCGTCATTGAGAACAAGAGAATTAACGGGCAAATGGCCGCAACATTGCCTATATTTGCCGACAATTAGAGGCATTCTTAGCGATCTTAAACCATAGTGCATTTCTACAAACTTGTATAAATGCGCTATTGTAAAAAACATATTATTATTATGCCTTGTTTCCATGCTTTCTAGTACCCTTACCCTTTTTTTGATACTTAGACTTAGACTTAGATTTACTCTTAGAATTAGAATTAGAATTAGATAAAACGCTTGATAATCTGGCAGTAATATCGTCAGCTGGCGAGCCAGCATTATCATATATATAACCTCCATTAAGATGTCCTTTTTTTTGACGTCTTTTATTATGACGTCTTGTTTTTGAATGATGCATACTAGAACCTTCAAACAACTTAATTCCAAAAATATTTACCATTTATATATTATATTATTTTTTTTAATTCGTTCGTAATTTTTTCCATTTCCAAAACAATCTCGCTTTGTTCTCTTTTTGCTTCTCTTATCTGATTGTTTGATATTTTTTCCTGTTTAATTAAATCATCTAGATATTCCTTAAGTAGCATCATAGCATCGTATTGTTGCTGTTTTTCTTTAACAACTGTATCATAAAATCCCTTATAATTTTCAGCAACTCCTTCTAAATATATATTGTTGTTTTTATCTTGCTCTATTTCCTTTGTTTTAAGTAGCAGGAATTCTTTCTTTTTTTTTATTTCCATTTCTAAAGTATTAATACGTTTATCTCTACCTCCTATTAACATTTGTCTTATCTTAATATGCTATTAAAAAATTATATAAATACCGATTTTATTAATCTTATAAAAAAATAAAAATTATAAAAAATACAAAATTATAAAAAATAAGAATATAAAAATCTTTGGTATATATTATTTAGGATGTCTAAAGAACCAATTCTTACGCCAGATGATAACAGATTTGTAATGTTCCCAATTAAATATGACGATATATGGGCTATGTATAAGAAGCAGGTTGACTGCTTTTGGCGCGCCGAGGAAATTGATTTATCAAAGGATTTAGACCATTGGACAACTCTAAATGCTGATGAGCAGCAGTTTATTTCTATGATTTTGGCGTTTTTCGCTGCATCGGATGGAATCGTTCTAGAGAATTTGGCGCAACGATTTATGAGTGATGTGCAAATTTCAGAAGCCAGAGCATTCTATGGGTTCCAGATTGCAATGGAAAATATCCATAGCCACACGTATAGTTTACTAATTGAGACATATATCAAAGACAAGGATGAAAAACACAAATTATTTAATGCGATTAATACTTTTCCATGCATCAAGAAGAAGTCAGATTGGGCGCAGAAGTGGATCCATGATAACCGAAGCAGTTTTGCGACCCGTCTTGTAGCATTTGCTTGTATTGAAGGTATCTTCTTTTCTGGAGCATTCTGCAGCATCTTCTGGCTTAAGAAACGCGGTCTAATGCCTGGACTAACATTTAGTAATGAATTAATTTCTCGTGACGAGGCACTCCATTGTGAATTTGCTATACTTTTATATTCAAAGTTGGAAAAGAAATTGTCTAAAACGAAAATCCATGATATTATTAAGGAATGTGTTTCAATAGAAATAGAATTTATTTGTGAGGCATTACCGTGCCGATTAATTGGAATGAATAGCGAATTAATGACACAATATATCCAATTTGTAGCCGATAGACTTTGCGTCCAATTGGGCTACCCAAAGATATATAATGTTGCCAATTGTTTTGATTGGATGGAGCTGATTAGCCTAGAGGGGAAGGTCAATTTTTTTGAAAAAATCAACTCGTCGTATGCTTTAGCAAATGTGACAAAAACTGATACAGACTTTGCTTTCACTGATGAGTTTTAAAAATAAATTGAAGTTATTTATTATAAGATATTATAAGACATTATAAGATAATAATTTAGAAACATATTATATAAGTAATTATAAATGCCAAAAGTTAAAGCAGATTACACGAACACTATTATTTACAAGTTATGTTGTAATGATCCTTCTATATGTGAAATATATATTGGTCATACAACTAATTTTACACAAAGAAAAAATAGACATAAGAGTTGTTGTAATAATAATAATTTTAATGCAAAAATTTACAATTTTATAAGAAATAATGGTGGATGGGATAACTGGTCAATGGTTCAATTAGAAGAACATAATTGTAAAAATAAAAGAGAGGCAGAAGCAATTGAACACAATTGTATAGAAAAGTTTACTGCTTCATTAAACGTTAACAAACCATATGCTATGTGTAAAGAGGAACCTCAAATATATAAACAAAATTGGTATGAAGAAAATAAAGAAGAAATATTAGAAAAAGGTAAAATACATTATGAAGAAAATAAAGAAGATAAGCTTGAATATCAAAAACAATATGCAGAAGCTAATAAAGACAAAATTAAGGAACAACAAAAAGATTATATGATTAAAAATAAGGAAAAAATATCAGAACAAAAGAAAATATATAGAGAGAATCATAAGATTGAAGCCGCAAATGCACAAAAAGACTGGAGACAGGCAAATAAAGAACAACTTAAAGCTCAAAAGGCTCAGATAATTAATTGTGATTGTGGTCATCAATATACATTTGGAAACAAAAATAGACATCTAAACACAAACGTTCATATGGAATATAATGATAAACTATGTGGAATAATCAAGCCAGTTATTTCAGAAGAAGAACAAAAAACAATTAACGATGTTAAAAAAACCAAATTAAGCGAACAACAAAAAGAATATCGTGAGAAAAATGCTGAATATATTAAAGAATGGAAAAAACAACATTATGAAAAAAATAAAGAACAAATTTCGGAACAAAATATGAAATATTATTATGACCATCAAACTGAAATTAAAGAACAAACTAAAAAATATCAAGAAAATAATAAAGAAAAAATACAATTGGCAAGTAAACTTTGGTATCAAGAAAATAAAGACAAAATATTAGCGAGTCAAAAAGAAATAATAACGTGTGAATGTGGTGTTAATATTAGAAAATCAGGAAAGGTTGATCATTGCAAAAGCACGAAACATCAGGATTATATTTTATCAACTAACACTATAAAAAATATATAAAAATAATATATAAAACTATTATTTGTATATATAGTATATAATGTTCTTACTAGGATTAATATTACTAACAGTGGCTATTTCAGCCACAGAAATAGAACAATCGTCTTCTAGTTGCTCTATATATAAACTAAATCAGGAACGCTGTCTAGCTAATAAGGATACTGAAACTGGAGAACAGTGTGTTTATCTATCTTGCAATGAGTGGCCAGAATACGCTTGTCAGCCAATGTATGGGTGCGAATCCACGTCATATGCGTCGTCTATTTGCAAGAGTAATCCCTCATATACATGCCATTATTCTACCAACTCTGTAAAACAATCGTTTGTTTACAGTGAAGAGGCGCTTCTAGATCAAGTGACTGCGTTGCCGGGATTAAAAGATGATCTGTCTTACAACCAATTCAGCGGCTACATTAACTTACCAAATACTAAAAAATATATTCATTATTGGCTAGTAGAAGCCGAAGAGTCGCCTGAAACAAAGCCTCTTGTATTTTGGACCAATGGTGGTCCGGGATGTTCTGGTCTAATCGGATTTCTCACTGAACAGGGTCCATTTAGACCGACTGAATCAGGCGAAATTCTATTAAATCCTTATGCATGGAACAAGATTGCTAATATGGTCTTTCTAGAGCAGCCTGTGGGAGTTGGATTCTCCTATTCGGAGATAAATGACGATTACAAGATCGGTGACGACCAGGCGGCAAAGGATAATTTAGCAACAATTTTAGGTCTTATTGAGAGATTCCCACATTTCAATCACAGTGACTTACATATTACTAGTGAGTCGTATGGTGGACACTATATGCCAACTTTAGCAAATGAAATAATTAATTATAATGATGTACAAGAATACAGCCAAGAGAAACTGAATTTCAAAGGGTTCGCAGTGGGCAATCCTTATACGGACTACTATTCCGGAGTTGGCGCCGAGATGGAGACATATTGGGGTAAGCAATTGTTACCTAAGCCGCTATGGGATAAATATGTAGCGAATGGATGTACTAATACAAAGCAAGAATTAAATAACTCTGTGTGTAGCACTTTGATGCTTAATTTTATGCGCAAGATTGGTAATTTGAATCCATATGCTCTGGATTATCCAGTGTGTTTGTCGGCACAACAGATGACAATGCGTGACTATCTTAAAGCGGAGCTACTGGAAAAATCAGACCTTTTATCAGAAGATCTATTATCAGATGAAGAATTTAATATCCCCTATGAGCCCTGTGAAGACGCTTATTCTTCAACCTATTTGAATAGAGATGATGTAAAGTTGGCACTTCACGTGCATTCCGATATTGTTTGGGAAGAATGTTCAAGAACTACCAAATACGAAATGAAGGATAAGATGTTGCCTATGGAGAAATATTACAGAACCCTTTTGAATTCAAAGACGCATCCTGAACTACGTATTCTTGTTTATTCGGGCGATGATGACAGTGTTTGTGGTACAATTGGCACGCAAAGATGGATATATGACCTAGGCTTTCCTGTTACAAAAGATTGGAACACGTGGTATGTAGATGGTCAGACTGCAGGATATATTACAACATTTAATACCCCCTTTTCAAAGGATAGTCGTTTTAGTTTTGTAACAGTTCATGGTGCAGGTCATGAGGTGCCTACATATAAGCCAAAGGAAGCGTTAGAATTGTTTGAAATGTATCTAAGTAATACAATATGAACAATCTTATAAATAAAACTAAAACAAAATGTAAAATATGTTTAATTTGTTTTAAACCAAATGATATTTATTTAGACTTTCTAAATAAATTCAGTAATTATGAAGTCTATATCATAATAGATGACAACTCGGTAAATTATACGGCACTTTATAAGACAAAATATGCAAATCTATCATTTATTCAAATGCAGGAATCATTATGTAAAAAATATGGCTTTAAAAATGTGAATGAAATTGGTATAAAGAAACAGATTAGTGGATGGGATAAAGCATTGTGTTATTTTTCTCTTACAGAATCAAATACTTATAATAATGTTTGGTTTATTGAGGATGATGTATTCTTTCATAATGAAGACACGTTGTTAAATATAGATGCAAAATATCCTGATTATGATTTATTGGCTAATTGTGATTTTAAACCTGCTACCAATATGAATGAATGGTTATGGCCTGTTATTAAAATAGAAACTGTAGGGCCATATTATGCTGGGATGATGTGTGCTGCAAGGGTGTCGCGAAAAGTGCTAGACCGAATTCGTGTGTATGCAACAACATACAACACATTATTCTTTTTAGAAGCGCTGTTGCCGACTATAATGTTATCTGAAGAAGACGATGAAGACAAAGAACTAAAATGCGGCTTCCCAGATGAACTGAAAACCGTTGTATTCAGACATAAATATACTTATGAACAAATATCAAAAAAAGAAAATATATACCATCCAGTAAAAAATATTTTGAAACACGAAGAATTTAGAAAATTAATTTAGAAAACAAACATAATTCATAACAAGATATTAAATATAACTAACAAATGTATATTTAATATGCTAACATGCAACTTGCAAGGCGGACTAGGCAACCAACTGTTCCAGATTTTCACTACTATTGCTTACAGTTTAAAAATAAATGATAGTTTCTTCTTTTTAAACAGATATCAACTAACAAATGAGCACAATATAACTAATGGTGCAACAATTCGCTTCACATATTGGGATACATTTCTTAATGCATTGATTCCATTTGTAAAGGACCAAAATAAGTTGCCAAAGTTAGATTTATATTTCAAGGAGCAAGATTTTAAATATGACACCTCTATTCTAATAAATCTGTTAAATAATTGTACAAAGGTAAAGATGTTAGTTGGTTACTTTCAAAGCTACAAATATTTTGATACATATAAGGCACAGATATTCCGGCTCATAAAAATTGATAACAAACAATTAATAATGCGAGAAATACACAAGACTACAATAGATTTTAATAATACGATTTCAATGCACTTCCGATTAGGAGATTATAAGAAACTGCAAGACTTCCATCCTATTTTAACAGATGAATATTATATTAATGCATTGAATACTGTTATAAATGATACACCAACTAACAAATCCATAACAACTGTGTTATATTTTTGTGAAGATGGAGATCATCAAGAAGTACTAGAAAAAATAATACGATTGCAACACATTTTCACAGATTTAATATTTGAACGCGCTGACAATACATTATATGATTGGGAACAAATGATTTTAATGAGTTTATGTAGTAACAATATAATCGCAAATAGCACATTTAGTTGGTGGGCGGCATATTTCAATCCAAATCCGAATAAAACAGTGTGTTATCCGTGTACATGGTTTGGCCCCAAGGCGCTACATAATACATGTGATATGTTTCCGGAGGATTGGACTGCAATTTAGCGGCACTCTTTAAGTTCAAAAATAATATATATAATTTCTAACTTAAAGAAAGCAACCCAACAAATTCAATCCATTTTACATTACAATAACAATTCTTGAAACATAAACCAATTGCTGCTAAAATGTGTATGAAATAGTTGCGGATTTGTAAAAATACAGTCCATTACAATTTGTTGGTCGTCCTTTATAAAAATGTTATTTTTGAAATAGTATTGTAACTTAACGTCAAATAATCTGGCATAGATTGCAGCCAATTGTGGCGTTAAAATGAAAAATCCACCAGCAAAACATATATCTTCTATTTTGTTAGTTACTAAGACTTGACTAGATGGATTTTTATAGTGATTAATAATATCTTCCTTTAAACTATTGTATTTTATTGGATTGTCTTGGACGCAACCATAATGAATCTTGTTTACGCTTTTTACTAATGTGTTTTGTAATAAAGTTATAGGATTAGGCCAGTACTTAAATGCATTCATATTTTCTTTACTGCGAAAATATCCTATATCACACCAACCGTAATACTTTGTCGCAAAATATTTGTTTTTAATCGTGTCATTTACAAAGTGAATTTTTTCACACCATAACATATTTAGTCTCCAATCAATAATTTTATGCAATGATATATTACTATTATTGTGGTTGTTTATCCAATCAGTTTTATATCTGTAACCATAAAACTCTTCCATTGGTTTAATAATAAATTTTATTTGTTTCATATTTATTTTATTTGCATTTGTATTTGCAAAAATTGGCTTCAATGTATTGAAGCTAGTAATATCTGTGTATACGACTAGATTAAAATTATTCACAATAGATAATAAATTCTGTATCCATTCCAAATATGTATTAACCGAAAATTTAGATTTAACAATGTACCAACAAGTGGAAAATGTTATAATATTTACAGTATTGGTAGTTTTAGTGTTAGTATAAGTTTGATTTAGAAACATATTATTATTATTTTTATATACAATATACAATATATATTGAAACTAAACCTATAGTAATAAACTGATAGTAATAAACTTATACTAACAAAAATATAATATAAAAATTATTTTATATTTTATATTATAAAATTTGTAAAAATGATAAACCAAGACTATATATTACTCATTTTTAATTGCGTTAAATATCGCTATAAAGCATTGAAACAACAAGAAACTTGGCTCAAAAAATTGCCATCATTACAACATAATTTGATTTATTTTCACGTTATAGGTGACCCGAATTTGGAACAAGAATATTTAATTAATGAGGAACATCGTATTCTTTGGTTAAGAGTCCCAGACGACTACAATTCGCTGCCCAAAAAAGTCATTAATGCTTACGAAGCAATAACTAAAATCTACAATTTCAAATATATTTTTAAAACAGATGACGACCAAATGGTAAGCCCTGTTAAATTCTTTGATACGCTAATTACCGTTCTAAATTCACGATATCAAGATACTTCTAAACGTGTGCATTATGGAGGTCATATTGTAGACGTAAAAGATGCATATATGAGCCAGTATTATAAGTTACATCCCGAATTGCCTACCGATTTAATTGTTCAAAAGACGCAATATTGCAATGGACGTTTCTATTTGCTGTCTCACAATGTTATAGCATGTCTACTTTTTAAGAAAGAAGAGATATCAAATGAGTTTTTAGAGGATTATGCAATTGGATTCCATATGCCTGCAACTGGGTTTAAGGATAAGATACTGCGCCTTGATACGGATGCATGTTTTAAAGATGTTATTTAATAATGATTTTATTGTTTGAATTATTTGTTTTGATTCTGATTTTGTTGTCTAGATTGAGCGATTGCATCAAATAAATCTTTTTTATCTAGGTCTGTCATAATCTTCTGATAATTAATACGTTTCTTTTCAATATCGCTATAATCTTCACGTTGAACCACAGTTGGAGGAATAATTAGAAACCATTTGTCAACGCATTGCAGTGCAAACCAGAATTTATCTATTGCATATAGAGTATGATTTGCTGGTTTATGAATCAAATGAGTTACTCCCATTTTGAAATTATCCATTAGCTTTTTAATATAAGGACCATTTACTAGATACCCAGTAGTAGTTTGACAACGCTTTACCTTGATACAAACATCGTCAACCTTATCATATGGCGGCATATTGTTTCCAGCGAGCAAAATTACATCCCAATTAGTGCCATTTCGTTGTAAAAATGTTTCAAAATTTGCTTTAAATAAGTCAGGGTTAAGAAACGTAATATCGTCTTCTACAATTAAAACGTGGTCTAATTTGTTTTGTAAAGCTTGTTGTAGAATTTTTAAATGACTCATACTGCAACCAATTGCTCCATTTTCCATTTTGATAGCATTGAAACGCTCAACATTTGGTAACCCTAAATTTGTTAGTTGTTCAATGACATGTGTCTTTCTATCTGTTCTGTGTTCTAAATTTATATAGAATGCATGTTTAATATCTGAGAAACAAGTAAGTGACATTTATAATCTATAATATAAATAATAAATTAATTTTTATATTATAACTAGTCTTATATTGTATATTGTATTTTTAGAATAGCCCCCCAAGTCTAATATTGGCAGACTTTGCTGCTTTAGGTTTTGCACCAATTATTCGTGCATAAGCAGGCGAGTATTTATTAACATTTGTAATTTGGTTAACAGGTGCTGAATTTGGCCTTTGAATACCAGTTGCTGAATTTGGCCTTTGACTAATTGTTGTTGGTCTTTGACTAGGTGGTATAACTGGTTTCGTCGGATCAGTTGAATTAGTATAACTATATTCAATAATCTCCTCTGCCTTTGCCTGCCCATATTGTTTAATCATTTCTTTCTTCTTTTCAGCAGTTGGGTAAAATGGGATATTCGTCCAATCATCTGTTGTTGCCAGTGATTTGTTAGTTACAACTCTATCAGGATGTATAATTTTACGAGGTGGTTCTCTCAAATCATATTCATAATAATTATCATGTTCAAATCTTGTAGCAGTCATAAATGTTTTGATATTAATGATAAAAATATTATTAGCTTCTACAGTATGAACATTATCCATTGGATTTATAGATTCTGTATCAATAGAATACTCCAATTTATGTATAGTACGTATCCCATCTATACCATTATCATTTGTAGCTCTCCAAGGGTCTTTGCGGTTAATTAGACGCGACACTCCGTCAAAAAACTGCAGAATATTTGGACTACCAATAGGATAAAAGTGACTTCTATCAATTTTTAGACCAACCTTTTCACATCTCATTTGTAAAACATTGTCTTCCATTCCCCACCCCCAGAAACTTGGGAATCCATTGGTTGCTTCAAAATCTGCGCCAGTAATTGATACAATGCCTCCTAATGCGTAATTAAATCCGTAAAAATGCTTTACAATTCCTGGTGTCGTATTGTAATCAAAAATGTTACTAAAAGGTAATGTATCAATATCATTGAATACAAATGTAATATCTTTATATGCAGTAGGATATTTTGCCTTTATAGCTAGAAATCCAATATTTTTAGTGCCGCCTCTATTAAAAGAACGTGCATCGCATTGGTGCGAAAAATAAATTTCATATGGATCTGTTATATCCTTTAATATTGCTGTTAAATATGTTGAAAAATAAAACTTGTGCTGTAGACGATTTCTATAGGGGACAATAAATACAATCTTTGGTACAGAATGCACTGAAGAAGGCATAGAAGAAGGCACAGAAGAAGATATTAGAGAAGACATAATATAAAAAATTATTATATTTCTAAACATTTAACCCAACTACTGTATTTTTATACTTTATACTTTATACTTTATACACTTCAAGATTTAAGCACTTACAGGAATACCATACTTCTTCAATATTACAGCTGGTATTAGTTCCTCTGTTTTCATTTCCAACTTCTTAAAGCATTTATTAATTGTAACTTCAGATATTTCACTAATACTTTTCACCTCCTTTTTACTCACATTTAGTTTACATAACTGAGATATAAAGTAAACTATACCAGCCGCTATAGAATGTGGAGTATTCTCAGGCATTAGATTCATCTTCTCTATTTTTATTGCAATAAAATGACACAGCTTTGTTAACTCACTATTAATATTAAGTCTACTACAATATCGCTCAATAAATGCCTCTGGTTTGGTCTTACAAAATGAAGTCTTATCTTTATTATCCATATCCTTCTCCAAATTATTAATAATTGATTGTGCATTTTTACATCCTTGGGTCGCACTTGTAACATCTAGATGAAATATTGTTGCCAATTCTTTCGCGGTTCTCGGGTAATTATTTATCCTACATGAGATGTAGATGGACGCTGCAATTAACCCATCTTTATTATCACCTCTAAATGTCTGTTCATATTCAGATATTTTTTTATGATACCGGATTGCATCATCAATGATAAGCTTTGGTATACCAGCATTTTGCGCCATAATTGTGATACGTTGAAATTCTTCATATTGCGATTTTTCCTTATAAGGCATTGATTGCCACTCAGTATATCGTCTGATCTTGCGCATTTCATATGTAGAAGGACCTAAGCACAATACTTTACAACCAAACGATGATTCAGCTAAATATGGATTAATCGGCATACCACAGCGTGTAGGATCAGAAGTTTGATTATCATCAGCTCCATAATAACGCCATTCAGCAGATTGGTCTAACATATCCTTGTAAATGATGCCACATTTATTATTTGTACAAGTCAAAAATCCTTCATCAGAGAATGCTAAAGAATGCTGACATCGCTCACAAGATTCTCTATCACGAATAGTTCTATAAAGACATTCCAATGGGTCCTTTTGTTTTTCAGGGTTTATGACTTCGGATTCAAACACATTCCATAATTTTGCCTTATCAATATTGTTGTCCTTATTCTTCTTACTTTTTTCATTACCTTTAGTTTTTGCAATTTCACAAATTGTATTCATATTATTCTTATTTAATAAGATAATTTACCATTTTTAATTCAATTTTATTTACTTTTTTATACAAAGTATATTTTACAAATTATATTACAAGGTATTATTATATGGGTAATAATTTTTCATCAAAATCAGAAACAACAGAATCGGCAGAAACAGCAGAAACAGCAGATATTTTAGAGGCCAAAAGCACATATGAAATAATAGACTATATTGCTACATATTACATTCTAACAGCGGATTATGTTAGTTTAACAAAACTATATGACAAGGATTATTGTAATAAATTAGTTATATTAACATCTGACATTGTTGAACGATATTTTACTGATTTAGAGATTACTTATTTAGCACAACGGACAAAAGATGGAATAGTTGTAAATGAATTACAAAAGGACAAAATCATATTCTTTGAAAAGGAGGCTCTACAAAATTTGGATATTCAGAATGCCTTGAAAAAAAAACGAGTATGTCAAAGCATTGCCAAATTTTATATCAAAATAGCACATGTATTTGCTACAATTGTTAGAACAATCAATCCTGTATATGTGTATAAAGACTTTGATGGAAATATTGAAAGAGCTAATTTATATGAAAAAGGCAATATACCAGCAGATGTTCCAAGAGAACTATATAAAATGAATATTTGCGATATGCGCATAAATGCTTTAAGAAGTAAGCAAGATTATTCAACATTAGGTGAAAATGATCCAATGACTATAAATCCTAATATTTGTTCTATGAATATAAATGATAGTGGCAAAATAAAGAGTTTAAAGGAGGAACCAGGTATTCCTGAATTAGAGCACTTATATTATGATGATGGGTATGACTTTGAAACAGGTGAGTTTGTAAACATGTCTTCAGAATCTGCACTTCAATTTGCTGCAGATTTGAAAATATTTCACGAATATTTTACTGGTAATAAGGATATGGATGAAAACATAAAGAAATTTAGTGATATTAAGTTGCGCGATTTTGGACAGTCTGAAGAATGTTCTGAGAATATTCCTGAAATAAAAGGCACATTGTCAGACAATTTGTTTGCTAAATATGCTGATAATTTAAAGCAGATGATTGCTTCTGCAAACAATAATCAAAATAAACTAACTGATATAATTAACCAATTATTTGCATATACTACGGACCCTCAAACTAAGAAAAAGGTTGTAAGAGTTAATCCGGATTTAACAGAGGAAAAGCTGCAACAAGTAGTGGTAGATACAAGAGCATTAGTAATTAAATTATATTTAACATGTGAACAGGATTTTGAGGTCGGTGTAAATATATATAAGGCAATTGTAGCACAAAAAACATTAGATACTGTAAAAGGGCAAACTCTTACATTAGAGAGAGAAAGGGATAATCAAATAAATTATGACGAATTTTCTAAAACACCTGCTACAAACGAAGATGAAGAAGAAGTAGTCGCAAGCTTTAACGAAGTAGTAGAAGACGATGCAAGCTTTAACGAAGTAGTAGAAGACGATGCAAGCTTTAACGAAGTAGTAGAAGAAGATGAAGTAGTAAAAGATGAAAAATATATAAAATAATTTATATTATTGATTGTAATAATATAAAACTATATCAAATTGTAATATTTGATTTAAATTTAAGCCAAAGCAGCGGCGGCGGCCTTGGAGGCAGCAGCGGAAGCAGAGGCAGCAGCAGCTTGAGCCTTGGAGGCAGCAGCAGCAACAGCCTTGGCAGCACTCTTGGCAGCACCCTTGGTGGCACTCTTGGAAGCAGCCTTGGAAGCACTCTTGGCTTGGGCAGCGGCCTTGGAGGCGCTCTTGGAAGCACTCTTGGCTTGAGCCTTGGCAGCATTGGCAGCCTTGGAGGCAGAAGAGCTCTTGGATGCCTTCATAGCAGCCATTTTGCCCTTCAAAGCATTCATCTTAGCAGTCATAGACCTTCTCATTCTCTTCATAGCAACTTTAGCGGATTTAGCCATTTTATATATTACTTTGAGAAAAAATTATTTTTACTAAATAAGTTTAAAATAATATTTTTTAAATTTATAATTCCTAAAATGTTAGTTTTATTGTTACCAAATAGTATCGGTTGAATGCCAATACATTTTATCCCCTTTTTTAATATTGTAAAGACTCCTAAACAATTCTAAACGAGTCAATGGGCAATTTGTTCTATATTTATCCATAGGATGGGGGTTGATTTTTAATTGAGCTTTGAATGCTTTATTGAATATTTTTTGACGCGCCTGAATTGCAATATACACAAAAAATGCTTCAAAAGATAACGCCTTAATTGGAACAATATCATCATTCTTTTGCTGAAAATCTCTTAAATATTCTTCACAAATTGCTAAACCAGAGATATCTGCTAAATTTTCGCCAGTGCTTAATGTTCCATCCATTTTAATTCCATCGTATAAAGCAAAGGTTTCATACTGTTTTGCAACATCCTTAACTTTTAATTCAAACTTACGTCTGTCGTCTTTTGTCCACCAATTATGTAAATTACCCTTATAATCATATTTACTTCCAGTATCGTCTAAACAATGTGACATCTCGTGTCCTAAAGTATATCCGATATGTGCCAAATTATATTCTATACCACGCTCATCCATATCAATAAATGGCTTCTGTAAATATCCTAAAGGAATATAAATAGTGTTTTCAATAGGCGTATAATACGCATTCACTATATAAGCTTGAGAGCCTGTTAGTTTAAACTCTTCCCAATCAATAATTGGAATATCGTCTTTAGATGCAGTACCATCAATTGCAATAAATTTCTTTGTTCTCCACCCGGCAATCTTCTTAATATTTTGGTAAGCACCTCTACTATGATAATCTAAAATCGGATCCTCTCTTAATAAAAGTGGATTTCCAACAACTAACTTAATATGTTCTAATTTAAGCAATGCGTATTTCTTTGTTTCTGGCGAGAGCCATGTATTACGTTTAATTATTCGCTTAAATACAGTTAACAAGTCCGTGCCTAAATTATTTACATAATCAATATATTGTTGTTTTTTATTTCGTCTTACATATTCATTTGTCAAAAATGTGTTAAAGCATAATGATAGACCAAATACTGGATAAATCTCATCAGGCCAAGGTAAAGGCGTTCCTCTGACAAATTTACCGTGGAATTCGTAGTAAATAATTCGCCATTTTTTATGAAATCTCATTATTTGGCGGAAAATGATATACATAAAATATGTGCGCCATTTAGGTGTCTTCCATGTGCCATCTTTTAATAATAAATCCATAATACATTTTAAATAACTTAAACTGCTACAAATAAATGTATTGGGGACTGTTTTGTATCCGATTTCAGTAGCCAAACGAGCCCAATCAAAATTATATTTGGTTAACGCCTCCTCTTTTGTAACAACGTTATAATATTCTTTACTCTCTTTTTTTACAGAATCACAACCCATCGTGATTAGTAATTCATATTCAACATCCCATACATCCGATGCCTTGAGACCATGTCCTTTTCCAAGACATTCGTCAAACATAGTTCTTATAAATTCTAAATATTTATGTTTAAACAATTTCTTATATTTTTGAGTTGTTTGGTCTTCAGCCTGGTCTTCTATATATATTGTATAATCGTATATTGTTAGTTGAGGTGCTGAAATAGTAGTTTTATAAAGAGATGAATGTTTGGAATCTTTTGAAACAGACCATACAATAGGACACCCCCAGGAGATTGTTTCATTTTGATTGATTTGCCCGAATAACCAGTATAAATCATCGTCAGCAATAGCCTTATCTATTCTAAATTCCGTTGTAAATTTTACTTGGTCTTCGGCTTCTTTATCATCTAAATGTAACATTGATTCATATAAATTCTTAATAGCCCTAGATTTTGCAGTATCATTCTCCTTTATATATTCTTTTACAATGTCAATCAATTCATAATATACTTTTTCTTGAGTTATTCTAAAACTATCAATCTGGACGTAATATTTGCTTTGTTGTTTTAGTTGTCTTGTTTTTTCAGCTATCCATTGATAGTTAATATATGTATAATAATCATTTCTAGGAGTATATTTTGTCGGCGTAAATGGTGTATTAAATAGTTTTACCAATCTTTTCTCAATGTTAGTATTTTCATTTTGTAAATTGGTTTTAAATGTTTTTTCAAATTCCTTCTCAAAACTCTTTAAAATATGAGTATTATTTTTACAAACTAGCTGCAATTCTGACTTAGACATTTTACATTTTCTTGTTTTGTTTGCCTTAGTATTTCTCTTCTTAGTTTGCATAGTTATAAAATATATATATATTTATAATTTATATATATTTATAATTTATATATAATTTATATATAATTATGCCATTTTATTCTCCAATTTATTCATCATATCTTCACTATAAACCAATTTACCAGATGGTTTATAAGAATTAATTGGAGTATATTTTTTACTATTTTTAATTTGTTCTAAAGCTGGATTGCCTTTTAATGTTATTATATTTTCAGATTCATATTCATTTTCATCATCTGGTTTTTCATCCTTTATTTTTTCACCATATTCATTAATATTAATACCAGTTTTCTTCTTAATCTCTGTCCTAACATATGTTGGTACCCAATGATTCCAAGAAATAAATATTGTGTTTGGATGAAAATAACGCACTTGGAACCCATTATTTTGCAGTGTATCCATTACATAAGCTATACATGCTCCCTGGTCATATTTTGGAACTCCAATCATAATTTCCGGAATTACATACCAACAAAAACATTCACTGATAGTTTGCTTAGCAGTTGTCTTAATTCTAATGTGAATGCGATTTAGAATTTTCTTAAATAGTTCTAATTTATTTACATCAATTTGACGTTTTTTTTCATATAGGTCGTCAATATTGATTTTTTCAGAAAAATCAGCTGAATTATCTAGATTAAATATATTTGCCATTTAAAACAGTTGAAGAAAATAAAATAATTTATATAATTTATATAATTTATATAATTTATATAATTTATATAATTTATGTTAGTTAGTTTATAAAAATAAAACTATTATGAATAAATAACAATGACAATTAAACATTTGGTTATATCTGGAGGTGGTCCAATAGGTATATCTTTTTTAGGTGCAATAGAATATTTATCTGATATAAATTTTATAAATATAACAGAAATAGAAACATTTTATGCTACATCTATTGGAACAATATTTTCTGCAATATTATGTTTAAACTATGATTGGCCTACAATTAATAAATATATTATTGAACGTCCATGGAAGGATATATTTAAATTGTCTGCAAAACAAATAATGGAAACGTATACTATCAAAGGATTATATGATGTTAGAATATTTGAAAAGGTATTTAAACCATTATTAGAAGCCAAAGATTTATTATTATCTATAACATTAAAAGAATTTTATGAATATTCAAAAAAAGAGTTATATTTTTTTACATTTGATTTGAATACATATAAAACAGTTGAACTCTCATATAAATTATTTCCTGATTTATCATTAATAAAAGCTATTTATATGTCGTGTTCATTCCCTGGTATTTTTGTTCCAACAATTATGGATGATAAATGTTTAATTGATGGAGGACCTTTAGCTAATTTTCCAATCAGTTATTGTTTGCGAGACCATTATAATAAAGATGAAATATTAGGTTTAAATTTTGTTTATAAAAATGACGATGGAACTGAATGTTCTGGTAATAATATTATAAATGATGATTCTGATATGTTAGATTTTATTTTAGCTTTATCATTAAATTCTGTTAATTATATTACAACTAGTATTAAATATGATAAAATAGATAATATAGTAGAATTTTATTCTAATACATCAGCAATAACAATTGATAGTATAAAACAGTCAATTGGAAGTATAGATGGTCGGCAAAAATTGTTTGATAAAGGTATAGAATATGCCAAGGAATTTATTTTAGAAAGAGATAAACAGGAACAACAAAGAGATAAACAACAAAGAGATAAACAACAAAGAGATAAACAACAAAGAGATAAACAACAACAAGAACAACAGGAATCTTGCTATGATTACAGTATATAAACATTATAGCACAGTATTTAAAAATTGATCCATTGTTGATTCAGTCGGTTTAGCATCATATTCAATCACTTGGTTATCTTTAATCAATTTTAGTGTAGGATAACCTTCAATCTTATATGTGTCTAGTAACTCATCTACTTCTGGCGATTCTTTGGTGCAATTATGTTCAGAAAAGGACATTTTGTATCCGTTAATAGTTTTCCCCTCATATTTTTCCTTAATTTTATCCCATTCAGGTTTAGCTTGTTTGCAATGAGGACACCAATCAACTGAAAATAACATCATTGTAGCTGTTTTATTAGGTTGGTTTTGTTCATTTTCTGAAATTGGAATATTTTCTCTATTTGCATGGAATGCCTCAAAATTGGTCTTGGACCAATTATAAATTAAATATATTAGTCCTGCAATAACAAATATTGCAACTCCAATCATTATTATATGTTTAGTTTCAAGTGGCTTAGAACCTAATAATCCATTGAATCCAGATTTTGGAAACATGCTTGTAAATTTGTTAACAATATCAGTCATTATATATATATTAAGAATAAATTAGAATATGTTTTAAACGAATATAAAGTTTAAATGACATTTATAAATAAGAATAAAAATGATTATTAGAGATGTTAATGGAAATTTACATGTAATAAATAGAAATGATTGTAAGAATGATACTACATATTATCAGAAAATTGTTACTATTAAAAAAGAATATAAGACCAAATACAAGTCTGTTGTTATTTTACCTACACATTTACCTTAGCAAATAAAACATCCAAATTATAAATATAAATATAAAAAAAATGTTCCTAAATTATATTCGTAATACTGACCATAATAGAACAAATAAAAATATAGTAAAAATATAACTACATAATACATTTGTCTTTACAGGACTCCAATTGTTTTCAACAAATGATATATTAAAACTGGATGCAAATGTGTTAGTCTGTTTCAAATTATAATATATTGTATAAACTAACAAAATTGAAATAATTACTTTACCAAATATTGATGACAACAAAAATGTATTTAATGGTGATAATATAAATATTATAATTAGTAATGCTGAAATACTTAGACATAAGCATACATTTTGAGTTGATTTAGCATATTGCATTACTAAACTGGTATTTGTATTAGTTGTCATTACAATAAACTTATATTTTAATTTCTTAGATTGTTTCGTTATTTGTTTCCTTATTTAATTTTTTCTTACTCTATAATAAGAGATAAAATAATGGCCAAAACGCGTAAAAATATGGCTAAAAATAATAAAACCAAAAAACATCGCGTTTTCAAGAAAAAAGACTTTTATTCAGGTGATGGTATGGTAACAAAAATTTGGGGTCCAGTTGCATGGACACTGCTTCATACAATATCATTTAATTATCCGATAAATCCAACTTTAGAGCAAAAACATCAATATAGAGATTTTATTTTATCGCTGCAAAATGTATTGCCATGTGGCACTTGTCGCAAAAATTTAGTAACAAATTTTAAACAATTACCATTAACTATGTCTGAAATGGAAAGTCGTGATACATTTTCTCGTTACATTTATAATTTGCACGAACTAGTAAATAAAATGCTTAAAAAGAAATCTGAATTGACTTATTGTGATGTTAGAGAACGTTATGAGCATTTCAGGTCTAGATGCTCTGGTGAAAAGCCTAAATTGTTTCCTCATTTTGTAAACAATGATAAAAAAACTAATAAAAATGGATTAGAGACAGGTTTAAAAACAGAGTTTAAAACAGATATTAAAGAAAACGGTTGCACTGAACCGTTATATGGTAAGAAATCTAAATGTATTATTAAAATAGTACCACAAGAGGAAAAGGGGCAATCTATGCAAATAGATAAAAAATGTGTTAAAAAAAGAGTTGATAAGAATGAATAATATATAGTTTACTATCAAAGTTATATATTATTTTTTACACCATTGGACTATTAAATCCACACTTTGTGCGGATACAGTCCATTGGCAACGTTGCCGATAAATCAATTAAGACGCACGCAAAGTGTGCGAACTTAAATGTCCATCGGTGTATAAAGAGTTTTTACATTCCAAAATTACTGAAATCACTTAATACTGGAACAGGCATAATGTCCGGATTAAATGTATTATAATTTGGCACCTTTTTACACGAAAAATTTGGTTCGGGGCAGCGGGCACAAGGAGGACAAGGCGGGCACTTTGTTGCATCAAATTTGTCAGATGATTGCATAATAGGGTCAGGGCATTTAGGGCAGACAGGTGGAACAATTTGCGATTTCAAAATATACAAATCTTCTTGTCCAGAAGGGATTTGACTCGCCGGAATACCTGCAGGTAGTGAACTCGCATATGTATTACCATTTACTGCTTTACCACCATTGGGTCCAGATACTGATGTAGAAGCTCCATAATATGTATTTACATCATAATTGGATTGTGATTGATTCATTGTTGGGTCTTGACTATTAGAAGCATATGTGTTATCGGAGTTAAAAACAATAATTGTTTTATCAGGCATATTAATTTTTACAATTTTCTTCCCATTACTATCTGTAACAACAGCAGCAGTGCCTCCATTTTGTCCTTTATATGTCTTAACTGTTGCACTAGAACTGGAATCAATATAATATATGTTTGTAGTGCCATTGGCATTTGTAATAACTATTTTACCTTGACCGTCAACATTAATAACCCTGGCAGTGGAACTATTAGGACCGTAGTAAATAGTGGGATAAGATGACCCATCATAATGGTTATAATTGTCGTAATTTGTAGATGAATTATTATTAGAATTAGAATTTGACCCAGACGTACTATATATATTTTTACCATCACTATCAATAACAACTAAGCTACCATCTGAATTAAATGTAGCAGTATACCCTACAGTTTTATTGGTATATTGTTTATCAGATGCATTTTTTGTTAATGTAGTAACATTACCGTTATAAGTAAACATAATTGTATCATCTGTAACCACAGCCTTTACGCCATTGGCACCCGTATATGTTCCGTTAATATTTGTGCTAGTAAAACCTTCTGAACATTTACTACCTCCTAAAAAAGAACATAAAACTAGTGCTAATAATAGAATTATAAAAAGTATCAGTATTTCTCCGTTAACATTCATTGTATAATTTATGTTGTGAAAAAAGTTAAAACAAGTAATATTATTAATTTAATATAAAAATTGAATTTAAATTAATATAATATGAATTGTTATATAATATTACAATACAATATATTACATTATAAAAATGTCTGACTGGATTAGTGCAACAATTATTGAAGACTCTGATATTGAAGATGACAATAAAGATGACATAAAATTAGTAAAAGATGAAGTTATAACTGTTAAAAAAACTAGAAAATATACTAAAAAGATTAAAGCAAAGGACGAAACAAAGGACGAAACAAAGGACGAAACAAAGGACGAAACAAAGGACGAAACAAAGGACGAAACAAAAAAAGAAGAAATATGCTTATTAAAGAAGTTTTATTATTCAGATACCAATATAATAGAAATAGGTGCAGATGAAGTCGGTAGAGGTCCTATGTTTGGTAGAGTATATAGCGGCGCTGTAGTTTTACCTAAAGATGATAGCTTTGACCATTTTAAAATGAAAGATAGTAAAAAATTCACTTCAAAAAACTCTAAAAAAATACAAGAAGCCGCTGAATATATTAAAAACAATGCTATAGCTTGGGCTGTTGAATATGAAGACGAGCGAGTTATTGATGAAATAAATATTTTGCAGGCAACACAATCCGCAATGCATAAAGCTATTAGGTCTGTAATGAAACAAATAAAAAATCTAGATACGAATAATTTATTATTGATAATAGATGGTAATTATTTCAAACCATTGACTATTTGTAATAAAAAAACTAATCGCATAGAAAATGCTAAATATGAAACGATAGAAGGTGGTGATAATAAATATACAGCAATCGCAGCTGCATCTATTTTGGCAAAAGTTGAGCGAGACAAATACATTGAAGAATTGTGCTTAGAAAATCCAGAGCTGGTTGAACGATATGCGATTGATTCCAACAAAGGATATGGGTCCAAGCGACATATGGATGGAATCAAACAATATGGCATTACTAAATGGCACAGACGAACCTTTGGAATTTGTAAGACATTTGTTTAAATATAACAAAAATCAAAGTATAAAAATTACATCAAAGTATAAAAATTGACTTGGAGTATAAAAATTGAAATATAATTATTTTTTATCTAATTATATTAAGTAATAAGAAATGGTAAAAATATTAGTATTTGATACAGAGACTACTGGGCTACCAGAAAGAGAATATACGTCATTTGATAAACAAAAAGAACATGAAAGACTTTTGTTGAGTGTAAAGGAACTAAAAAAGAAGCGGAATAATTTATGGGTCAAGGAAATTGAAAAATGGCCTAGTATAATCCAATTGGCTTATATTTTATATGACACAGATTACCCTGATAAATCTAAAATATATAACAAATATATTAATATTCCTGCATCAGTAAAAATTTCAGAAGAAAGTAAAAAAATTCATCATATAACGGAAGATAAGATTGGTGAAATGGATTCTTTTAGCAAGGCATATATTTACGATTCATTAAATGAATTTATGCAAGATGTTGATGAAGCCGATATAGTCGTTGGTCATAATGTGGATTTTGATAGACGAATGATTGTTGCCGAGTTTTTAAGATTGTCAAAGGAAGATAATATGCCTCATATTACAGAAATAATGAAGGATGAGAATTTTGAATGTACTCAGGAAATTACAACACCTATATGTAATTTAAAAGTCAAATTGCAGTACATTGACCCAAAAACCAATATACCCAAGTATTTTTATAAGATTAAACAGACCAAATTAATTGAAGCATATGAATATTATTTTGGTTATAAGCCAGAGGGAGAACATATGCATGATGCAATAATAGATGTGATTGTATGTCTAAGAGTATATGGCATGTCTTTTCCAGGCGACCAAGCATTTGATGTTTGCAATACTAATGACAAAATTAAAGAATATATTTTAAAAATATCACCTAATAATCAAAACACATGTGAACTAACAAAACGACATCAAGGATTTACAACAATACCAGGTATATTTGCAGATACAGTCTAAGCAGAACACATCTCACATATTTCATCTTCTTCTTCTATATTATGTTTTTTTGCATCTGGCTCAATTGTAAACTGTTGAGCCTGATGTTTCGCCTTTCTTCTCAAATAGTAGATACCAGTTTTTAGTCCTTTTTCCCACGCATAAAAATGCATTGAAGTCAGTTTATTATAGACAGGGTCCTCCATCCACAAATTCAGACTCTGACTTTGGCAAATATATACACCTCTATCAGCAGACATATCAATTATATGTTTCATAGGTATTTCCCATACAATCTTATATTTGTTACGAATATGCTCTGGTAAAACAGTTAGTTGTTGCACAGACCCTTTATTTGCAATAATGTTATTTTTAATTTGCTCATTCCAAAGCCCTAACTTAATTAAATCCTTCATCAGATACTTATTTGGTAGCACAAACTCCCCGGCTAATGTCCGCCTGCTATAAATATTACTAGTAATCGGCTCAAAGCATTCATTATATCCTAAAATTTGTGATGTTGATGCAGTTGGCATTGGTGCAACTAACAGCGAATTTCTTAGACCATTTTTAATAATGCTGTCTTTTAATGCGGACCAGTCATAGTCCAAATGGGAAGAATGTCCTTTAAAGCCGGACCACATATCAAACTGGAGAATACCTTGTGATGCAGGCGAACCAACAAAGGAACTATATGCACCTCTTAAATTAATTGGCAAATTTGTTATTTCATCTTTGGTAAAAGAGAATTGGATATCGGTACTGGTATTATTATCATAAGTATATTGATACCATTGAGTGCGTTCACAAGCCAATTCATTACTTTTGGTTAAGGCAGCATAATAAATAGTCTCAAATATATCCTTATTTACCTGTTTAGCTTCTTCCGAATGAAATGCAATATCCATAAGTATAAACGCATCAGCTAAACCTTGGACGCCAATACCAATAGGTCTATGTTTTAGATTACTGACCTTTGTCTTATCAGTCGGATAGAAATTAATATCAATGACCTTATTTAGATTGTTAGTTATTACCTTTGTTACCTCTAATAATTTTGCAAAATCAAATTGTTTAGTTGTTTCATTGACAAATGCTGGTAAAGCAATAGAAGCCAGGTTGCATACAGCTGTCTCTTTATCGTCAGAGTATTGTATTATTTCGGTGCATAAATTTGAACTCTTAATGGTTCCAATATTTTTCTGATTTGATTTATTATTGGCAGAATCTTTGTATAACAGATACGGTGTACCAGTTTCCATCTGTGCGTCCAATATTTGAAACCATAAATCACGTGCTAAAACTGTCTTTCTACTTTTCCCTGATTGCTCATATTTTTCATATAGGTCCTTAAATTCCTTACCATAACAGTCACTTAAACCAGGGCATTCATTAGGACAGAACAAAGACCATTTACCAGCCTTTTCTTTGACTCGTTCCATAAACAAGTCTGGAATCCAAAGTGCGTAAAATAGGTCTCTTGCCTTCAATTCTTCGTCTCCATGGTTCTTGCGTAATTCTAGAAAATCGGAAATATCTGGATGCCATGGCTCCAAGTAGATGGCAAATGAACCATTTCTTTTTCCGCCTCCTTGATCAATATATCTAGCAGTATTATTAAATACTCTTAACATAGGAACTAGACCATTTGAAGTACCATTTGTGCCTTGAATATGTGTTCCCTTTGCTCTTATGTTATGAATATGAAGTCCAATTCCTCCAGCATATTTTGATATTTGTGCACAATCTTTTAAAGTATTATATATTCCATCAAGACTATCGTCTTCCATAGCAATTAAATAGCACGAACTTAGTTGTTGTCTGGGTGTTCCAGCATTAAATAATGTTGGAGTTGCATGTGTGAAATATTTTTGAGACATTAGGTCATATGTTTCTTTAACCAGCATTAAACTATTTGGATTGTTTAAATCTCCGTGAATCCCTATAGCAACACGCATCCACATATGTTGTGGTCTCTCCTCTACTTTTCCATTTACACGCATTAAATATGCCCGTTCCAATGTTTTGAAACCAAAGTAATCAATTAAATAATCCCTATTATAATCAAACATATCATCAATTTCACTTTGGTTATTAGCATAATATTCAAAGAAATCTTTTGAAATTAGAGGTTTAACTTGTCCATGTAAATTCTTAAAATTATAAAGACGATTTACAACCATATTAAAATAAGGGTCTGTATTTTTTTGATGATTTGAAACGACAATTCTAGAAGCTAATGTCCCATAATCGGGATTTAATGTAGACATTGATGCACATTGTTCTGCTAACAATTCATCTATTTTTGTTGTAGAAATTGTATCAAATAATTGGTCAATGATTTTGATTACAAGCTGTTGGTAATTAATTTGTATATTAACTTCTTGTCCTAGTTTTTTTACTCTAGATAAAATCTTATCAAATGCGACTTCTTCTAATTCACCATCCCGTTTAGTAACACGCATATCATTAGTACTCATAGTTTATAATATATTTATAAATATGGGTTTAAGTTTTTTATTTTTCTAATTATAATTCTATTATTTATAATAAAAAATGTTATAAATAAAAATGTAATATTTATATATAATTTAATTTATTATTATATATAAATGACAAAAACACAAGCAATGATATTTCTATTGATAATATTAGTAGTAGGTTTATTTTTAGCTCCTATGATAAAAATAGAAGGTTTCTCAACTAATAAACAAGATTTAGCAACACCTGGAATCTATCCTCTTTCAGTTGATAAACCAATATTAGATAGTTTTCCTCTAACTGGAAGCAAAGACGTATCTAATATGAACTATAGAGATATTTGGTGGAAGTATCCAGAATTTTCTAAGAGTTCATTTGAACAAATAACAAATAATTTGCGCTATGTAAATAATCCCGATGATGGAACTTGTATTAGAGCAGATATGTGTAATGCATTGTATAAAAATATAAAAAACAAATCCAATGTTGTGACACCATTGCCTCCTGCTGAAGAAGGACCTGGTGCACGTGTTGGATATTACCGTTCTGAGCCAAATTTGTTGTTTTATTCTATTCCTGATAATGAGAATATTTTGTATTAGGTTATTAGTTTATTTATTCTGTTATTAGTTTATTTATTCTGTTATTAGTTTATTAGTCTATATCTCCTTTTACAATAGTAATATTGTTATTACATTTAAGGAGGCATTTTGACTGCGATTGTCCCATTAATTCAAACGCATTTTCCTTTTTAGTTTTACGATTTGGCGCTCTATGTTCATATCCTGAAACACGTTCCGACACAACTGTTGACCAAAGCTCTTCTAATTCCCAAATATTGTCTTCAAACCATTGCCTATTTCTGCAAACTAATACACAGCTCATATAGTCTAGTTTCCAATAAATAAACTTCATATATGTGTAATTATATTTGGCAGATTGATATAAATCCAGCGTCTGTTCTTCCCATTCTATTATATCATGTGGGTGCACAATATCCAATGGTTTATACACATAATATGGCTTACCTTCTTTAGTATGAAAATATAATATTACTCCCTTTGTTTTTATATCTCGTGATAAACACACATTTTTGAATTCCATTCCAGCATCGTCTGTATAAACTTCATCATGTGTATCATCTTCAAATGAATGTCGGTCAAAATATTCTGTAAATTTCGTCTCTAAAAAGTCGCATTCATCTAATTCACATACCTTCATTTGTAATTGCATTTGAATCCAATATTCCTTCTTAGGTATGCCATCTATTTCTCTATTTACAATATTTTTGATTTCCAACATGCGTCCATATCGTCCGGATTTAATGTCCGTATTAATTCCATCAGGTGACGCACCTAAGAATGCATATTCGTCGTCTTGGATACATCCGAAATCTTCTACATTTGTTTCATATTTGTCCTCGTAAATTTGCACTGATAATGGCTCATATTTTTGCCCCCAATGTAGTGGGGAATTTATATTTACCATTTTTACTTCTTCTACGAAATCGCTATCCAAATTTTGCAATTGAGATTGTATATTTGTTAGTGGTTGACATTTTTCGTAAATTAATTGATTTTTTGTTGCTTGACTGTCAAATGCTTTGTGTGCATTACTTGCTGTAATTAAATTGTGGCGGAATTGGTACCATTCAGGAGTTCGTTGTGCTGGCTGTGGTTTGCCTCTTAGAAGTGTTAATTGTTCTCCAATATAGTCGTAATCTGGGGTTGCAATAATGCGCGCATCATCATAAGACCTAATAGGCATAAAATCTTTGAAGAAGTCGCAAGTGGCTTCCAATATAATTTCATCTAATTCATTTTCAGCGTCATCATTGAAGAACACATCGTCTTCAAATAGTGCATACATTAATTCATTAATATTGTCTTCAAATATGTCTTCAAAATCAGGGTCTGTAATAATCTTAGGATTTCTTTTAATGAGTTCCTCCATTAAATAAATACAAGTTTCATATAATTCTAATGCATCTTTGTCTTCAAAATAAAGGACGTCATCTTCGGCTACAATTTCGTCAATTATATTGTCTAATCCTTTTAATGCATTCGTAAATATCTTATCCATTTCTATTAATTAATCTTTTTGTGTTTATACTTTTATTTATACTTTGTTTATATACTGTTATTTATACTTTGTTTATAAAGTTCAATTTTAATCCGAGTCTGAATCGTCATTTGTCGTAACATTTTTAATAGTGCCCTTCTTTTTTGGTGCCAAACTTCTTGTAGTAGAAATACGCTTGTCTATATTTTTCAATGTAAAATGAATTGACTTATTACACTTTTTCAAGTCAGTTTCTAAAGATATACCATCAGTTATTTGATTAGACTCAGAATTTCGCAAAAAATATAATGCAGGAACTTCTTTGACCTCACCTGTTTCCTTATCATAAACAACATCTTTGACTCGTTGTAATTTTTTCTTATCTAAACACTCTTTAAAAAATGCTACCAATTTACTATATTCAGCATCTAATAAACTATGTTCACCTCTGTATTTTTCAGCGAATGCAATCAGTTTTCTTGTCTTTGCAGTTTTGTCTAATTTTGACCATGGTTCATTTGAATTACTATTCTTTTCATTCTCTAAAAATTTATCCAAACTAGTTAAATCGCAGGCAGACTTTGGTTCAGTCCAATTAGATCCATTTATTAACATAGATTTATATTTTATAGTTTTTAGTTCATTACAGCTTTGTTTTTCTTTATCTTCTTTATTTTCTTCTACTGTATTCATTCTTGTTATGTTATATATTAATATAGCAAGATGAGTTTAACTCACTTTTTTTAAACATTTAATATAATGTTTAGTATTTATATTGATTTAATAATAAACAAATATTGATATATTTTAATAATATTATATGGCTGATAATGATAATATAAAAAGGATAATTATTGGAAACCCAACAAAACAGTTGGCAAAAGAAATAGCAGAAGAATTGACAGAAGATACAAATAAACAAATTATACTAACAAATGACAACACTGGTACCAAAAATATTCAAAAGAAAGTAAAGGAGAAAAAAATGCGAGTAGAAACTAATACATGGGGACTAAATGAAGATGATTTGTCATTTGAAACGCAATTAGAGCTATTAAAAACGATTTATAATTTGGATATACTTGAAAAACCTGAAAAACCTGAAAAATCTGAAAATCAGGATAAACCTGATAAACCAGATAAACATTTACAAATGATAATCAGTCACATTAAAACAAAAATATCTGGCTATAAACAACAGGATATTTTAAAAAAGAAACTATTAGAAACGGATTTTGTTAGTTTCACCGATGTCATTATATTATTAAATGACTGCAATATGCGATGCTATTATTGCAATTGTGAAACATATTTACTTTACGAAATAGTCCGGGAAATGAAGCAATGGTCGTTAGACAGAATCAACAATGATATTGGTCATAATAAAAACAATCTTGTTATTTCTTGTTTAGAATGCAATCTAAAAAGACGACGAACTAACAAAGATGCATTCTTCTTTACCAAGAATCTTAAAATTGTAAAATCGGGACAAATAGTAGAATAGTTTAAAAATTCATTATTTAAAGTAAAATAATTATATAATGAATTATTGGAAATGGAGTAATGGTGAGACATATTATCAAAGTGCTCGTATAAATAATACAACATCTAAAAAAATGGACACAAATAGTAATCAAGTCAAATATGATTCAACTGTAAATGCAATTGAGCAATCTTTAGCAGAAGACTTAAATTCTAATTTTGAATCCAAACGCGAATCGCTTGATAATAAAATATCTGACCGTGAACTAGTCAGTCAGCGAGGGACTAATCCATTCGCCATGCAAACCAGCTATGTAAATGATGTTGTTACTCGTGATATGTTTTTGAAGCCGATTAATACCACACAAGGCCGCACAAAGAACCAAAATAAAAATGATGAATAGCCAAGCTATTTTACATGGTCTAACTGTTTTCATATCCCCTTTTTAGATTTTTGCCCTCTTTTTTTAGATTTTATCCCTCTTTGTTTAGATTTTATCCCTCTTTGTTTAGATTTTATCCCTCTTTGTTTAGATTTTTTCCCGCCAACAGGTGTAGCTCTAGCTCTGCTCTCTGATTCGGCTTGCCCACTAGGTAAATTAGCAACCCTCAAAAGTTCTGCCTTTACTGAATCATAGTCTGTCGCATCTTTTAACGTATCATCGCCAAGCGCATCCAAAATCTCCTCCTTGGTCAAGTTGTATTGATCCGCGGTTTCCGCAATACTGTTACATTGTTTAAAATAATTTATCATTTCCTTGTTGTAATTTTTAAATGCCATATCGTTAGCCTCATCCTCCTCTTTTGCCTTAGCAAGAGCATCCGTATATATTTTTTCCACATCGTCTTTAGCCCACAGTCTATAATCACCATTATCTATTAGGTTTTTACGCATAATTCGTTCTTTTTGATATATTGGACCGTCGTCTTCTAAAATACGTTTCGTCGTTATGGCTTCTAATCTTTGTAATGTATAATCACCATTTTTATCATCTACACTTATTACTTTCCAAGTTGCGGAATTCATATTTATATTGTCTATCCACTCTTGTACGGGTCTGAAATACCAAGTGGGAGTTTTTAAATTTGTGATAATATCTTCGTGTTTAAACTTATTTTCTTTATTTTTTTTAATTCTGTTCATGTTCGTGTTCGCTTTTGTTCCAAGCATACTATATATTATATGATTATTTATAATATATATTATATATTTATTATGTATTTTTTACTATAAAATTGGCGTTTTCTAACAAGGAAATGTAAATGTGGAATTAGATACTCTTCATGCACATAGTATGAAGCAATCTATTGACCAAATAAGCCAAGAAAGAATTTATCAACAAGAAGAATGTATGTGTAATGAAAGTCATATTAATCTTATTGTAGTTGGTAAACATATAGGTTATTACAGAAATAACACTTATAACAAAGGCAATACCAAAGAAAATAGACAAGGCATAAAAGTAGACGCAATATTCTTCGCCCAAAGGACCGAAATAAGTATTCATGAAACTATCCATATTAATATAATAGGTCAAGATTATTATATTTGTTATTTCTAAATATTATAAGAGTTATATTATAAGAGTTATATTATAAGAGTTATATTTGGTTTATATTAATTGATTCAAAACTACTTAAATATATTTATTGAATCCTTAATTAATGAGTATAAATAGTTCTTATACAACGCAAAACGATTTACTGTTAAAAAATCTACTAATATTTTACAATACTGACGAAAATAATAATCTAGATAATATGCTTAGAATTATAACTGGTGAGTCTAAAATTTCATTACGAATTGTTGACTGGTTTGCGACAAATTATGCCAAGAAATTCTACACATTATACACAATAGACCAAACTATTGAAAATGTAGCAAGACGTTTCAAAGTTTATGATGATTATAAGCTGAAACTTAAAGCATACAGTAAGCGCCGATTTGACCCATTTTGCAGATGGGATCGTATTAGCATACCATATAAAAAGGGGACATCTATTGAGACCACAATTGGTCAGTTGAATTTTTTTAAATGGGCTCTTGAAAACCAAGTAGTTGATTATATTGATGAAAATTATGAAACAATAGAAAAAGATATGAATAGTCGCAATAGCACATCTAAGCGCAAAGAAATTGTAGTAGATAATTCAAAGACTAGAAAGAAGCGCGAGGAGCTATCCATTTCGGCGACAAAAAGCATTAAGAAGGAGAAGGTGGAGATTGTTGTGCAATTTAATTAAATCCACATTTCATAACTTCGTGAAAAAAGCGTTCAGCTATATGAAATAATAGCAAAGAGCCAAATATTTAATTTTGTTTGTATATATATAATATGTCTAATAGCGACGACGACAATAATTTTATGCCTCCCCTAAATGCGCCCCATGTAGCACCATACTGGTTAAAATATAAAAAAGACGAAGAAACGGACGAAAAATTTACTGCTGAAACTGCTAAACCTTATATTGTTAAATGGAGAGATTTTTTTGCTACAGATGACACATTGGGTAATTTAACTGATGCCGAAATTATAACAATTCTTACAAATGAAACTGATGGTAAAGGAATAATTAGAAAATCTAGAAAATCTAGAAAACAAAGAAGATCTAGAAAACAAAGAAGATCTAGAAAACAAAGAAGATCTAGAAGAAGAAGTTAAAAACTAAAATTTGTTTTTGTAAAATTTTATATTAAAAATAAGCATTTATACATTAGTAGATAACTTATAAATGGGAAATACTCAATCTATGAGGAAAATTAATTTTGAAGATATGCAGACAGTTACAAAAAATCCAGAAGTATATTTACTAATCAATACGCTACCAATTGGCGACCAACAATGTTTAATACGCAGTACTGTTAGTTCTGAACAAGAAGAGTCTGTTATAAATAAATATATTAAAGAAAACAAAGGCATAAGAATTATTTTGTATGGCAAGAATTGTAATGATGAATCAGTGCAGAAAAAATACCAACAATTATTATCCATAGGATTTTATAATGTATATGTGTATATGGGTGGTATGTTTGAATGGCTAATGCTGCAGGACATCTATGGACAAGACGCATTTCCAAGTAACAAAAAAGAATCAGATATATTAAAATTTAAACCGACACCTATACTAAATATATCGCTTTTAGAGAATTAGAGAATTAGAGAATTAGAGAATTAGATTGCAGGAAATAATGTTTGATATCGTGTAACAGGTTTAACCTTTTTAATAAAATTTACTTTATCATTTTCTTTTTCTTTTTCTTTTTCTTTTTCTTTTTCTTTTTGTAAAGACGGTAGAATCAATCCAGTGTTTTCATTATCCAGATTAATATCCAGAACATTTAGCGCCATATTAGATAGTCCATCAGCACGTTTATTAAATTCCCGGTATACATGAGTAAATTCAATGTATTCAAATTGTGTTTTTAAATTTTGAACTTCTTGATATAATTCCTGTAATAAATTATTTTTGACCTTATATACACCAGTTATTTGATTGATTACTAATTGACTATCTCCAAAAACATACAGACGTTTGATGTCGCGCGATAATACTTCTTTTAGTCCTAATATTAATGCACTATATTCTGACTGATTATTTGTTCTAGTTCCAATATATTGACATGATGCCCATATTTCTTGTCCATTATGAAAAATTACTGCTCCTATTCCAGACGGCCCCGGATTGCCTTTACTACATCCATCAAAATTCATTGAATATTCATACGTTTTATTTATAGGACTAAGAATCGGACTACAACTATGACTAGGGCTCGGAATATCAGTTATATATTTCAGCGATACTGGTATAACAATACTTAGATTCGGTTTATTAGTATTAGTATTTCTATTTTGAGACATTATTTATATTTATATTTATATTTATATTTATATTTTGTATTTATATTTTATAAAAACCAGTTAAACATAATTCAATTTTATTATATAATTAAATTATAATTATATAATAAAATGACTCCTACAAGTTTACTAGCATTGATTTTCACATTTTTTACTGTATTTACTCACTTCAACCAATTTGTTAGCGCCGATACCGAGTGTCCTATTGCAAGCAGTTTTGGAGACCGCAGACAGAATAAAAATTCATTACGTCTCGTCCAATATAATGTTGAATGGCTCTTTATTGATTATAACAGCAACGCAAAATGTCCTGGAACTGGCTGTCCTTGGTCCACAGTTGATGATGCTAAAATCCACTTATCTTATGTTGCTGATGCAATTAAAAGTTTGAACCCGGATATTATCAACTTCTGTGAAATTGAGGGATGTGATGAGCTAAATATGCTTATAACTGAACTGCAAGATACTACATATAAACCATATTTAAAACAAGGCACTGATACAAGCACAGGACAAAATGTTGGTATGTTAACTCGTATAGATCCTCTTGCAAGCTTATATAGAAGCGAAGAACGTGTGTCATATCCGGTGCCTGGGTCCAAATGCGGTTATACAGGAGAGACAGGAACATCTGGAGTTAGTAAACATTATATTACTGAGTTTAATTTAGGAGGACTAAAAACTGCATTTATTGGCGCCCATTTGCTAGCATATCCAACGGATACATCACGCTGTGTTCAAAGAGAAGCGCAGGCGCAAGTGCTGCAAAATGTGATATATAGTTACGTTGTAAAAGGCTACGAAATAATTTTTCTAGGTGACTTAAATGATTTTGATGCGGAAGTACCAGACGTAAATTCGGATAAACCAATATCATATGTCCTGGATATTTTGAAGGGGATTTTCGGACAACAAAAGGGACTTTATACATTAACAAATGCGGCGGCAAAAATGGCGCAATCTGAGCGCTATAGTGACTGGTGGGATTCAGATTCAAATTGTGCGACTAGCTCTTCAAAAGATTATTCTATGATAGACCATGTACTAATGACTTCAAAAATATATAATAAGATTTCTAAGGCGTCTATTTATCACGGTTACAAGGAATATTGCGACAAAATTAATTCAGACCATTATCCTGTAGTAATTGATTTGTCATTCTAGTAAAAAAGTTAGGTTATATGTAGTCGCAAATTATTGCAATAAGTTCGTTATTTGTATTTTTTACAATTTGAAATGGTTTACCGCAACCAAATATTTTATTGTTTGTAACATAAAAATCACATAATTCCTTTGACGAATGAGGGTCTATTTGTCTGCCAGATGCAATTAAAATACCGTGGCGAAATATGCAGCAATTCAGTTTCTCAATTAAAACTGGTTCTGAACAATGCGGACAGCAAATGATTAAATCTGTTGTTAAATCTCTTGTTAAATCTTTTATTACACTCATCGGTTCCATTATAAATATATTCATTTGGTAAATATATTTATATCATTGTTTTACAATATTTTACAATATTTTTTTTATAATATTTATACATTATATAAATGTACAAAGAATTTTGGCAAGTTATGTTTTTTTACGCAATATTATCTTGCTTTATAATGCCATTTTTGGGATATTATATTAAAGGAGTTGAAGGTCTAGGTCAAGGATATATTGTTGGAACAGTTGTATCTGTAATATTATGGTTTGTTGTTGGAAAAAAAATATCCAAAGTTTAAAACGACCAAAGTTTAAAACGACCAAAGTTTAAAACGACCAAAGTTTAAAACGACCAAAGTTTAAAACGACCAAAGTTTAAAACGACCAAAGTTTACACCTTTTTACATTTCAAATGTCGAATAAAAAAGAGGTTTCCCTCATTTTTATTTTTTTATATAAAGTTTTTCTCATTTTTTTGGTCTGTGTAATTTTACAATCTATTTATATTTCTAACTTTAAATATTCTTCGTGATGGTTTTAATAAACATTTTGTAGTAGAATTTTGTTTCCTATTTATATATAAGTTGACTCCATCAATAGTATTTTCACAAAATAAATCAACTACTTGTATCATAGTAGTTGTTGTTCCAATAACCACTGAAAATACCCAGTATCCTTTTACTCTGTAAGTAATTACGTCGTCTAAATTTACATTAGAGATATTAGCCCGTTCCCCATATTCAGGCAGTCCAGTCATTACAGCAAATTTATTAGCAGTTGTCATTTTTGTTGTCAAGCAGGTCAAGTTGAAATATTTATAACTTACAATATAAAATAAAAAGTATTTCAATTTTTTTAATTGTATGTAAATATAAAATAACTAAAAAATTGTAATTGGCATTTGAAATGTAAAAAGGTGTAAAATTGGTGGATATGTTGTCTCTATGTAGAAAGT